ATTTAGGATTTAGCCAATCAGCTGAAATATTCTCTAATGATATTTCACCTATTAAGGATAATAGTATTAGAACTTTAGATGGTGCTATTGGTTGGCCAGCTAACTCAACTTATTTTATTCCAAGACAACAAACATTTGCCAATTCTCTTGGTGGTGTCTTCTGGACAGGTTCATTAAACGGAATTATATTCTGCTCAGCTAGCTATAATATCTTCCCTCAAATTGTAGATGATAATAATAGATATGCTACTGCCTCTTTACCAGCTGGTAAGAATAATACTTTATACTCTATAGTTTCAGCTTCATATACTATTAGCCGAAGTATAGTTAATGGTAATGATTGGTATATTACTTTATATACTGGTTCTACTTATCCATTACCTACTGTAGACGAAGCTTATGCTTCAGGTGGTTTATCTCCTTACAATAGTGGTAGTGTTTATAACTACTCAACTCAATTCTCATTAGCAGGTCAAGGTGTTTATAAAATTACTAACTTTGAAGCTATAGGTTCACCTGCTGGTATATCTACAAATTTTCCTTACTTAATGTCTCTAGATCATCCATTACCTGATAATGTTAAGGGTGTAGGTTCAGGTAGTAAGAGTGATAATGATACAGGTTTATCAATGTTGATTTGGAAATCAAATCCATTCCCTCAACCCGTAATTATAGAAACAAGACCAGATTACTTCCCTTCAGGTATTGGTGAAAGAGGAGGATATGTAATACCAGTAGATTTTAATACTAGTATGAAATCTTCTTTATCAGTACTTCAAAATACAACTATAACACCTCAAGTAACTTCAACAGGTACCACTACTGTAAGTTTACCAATAGCCCCAGGTACAGGAGGAACTACAACAACTGGGGCCGCCCCTACTCAAAATACCAATTTATTCCTCCCAGTAGGTAGAAAAGGTATTTCAAATGGAGAACAAGTAAATGTAGGTAATAAAATCTATATTTGGAATGAAGGAAGCCAAACATGGGTATTATCTCCACCAAGCACAACCACAAAACCAGTTTAAATAAAACGTGATTAAGAACTAAAATTTTCATATATTTATAATAAAATCTAGATAAAACAATGGGATATTTAAATAACTCAGTAGTAACTGTAGATGCTATCTTAACAACTAAGGGCCGTCAATTACTAGCTCAAGCAGATGGTTCGTTTAGAATCACTCAATTTGCTTTAGCAGATGATGAGATTGATTACACACTGTACAATCCAACCAACCCTTCAGGCTCAGCCTACTACGGTGAAGCAATTCAAAACATGCCTTTACTTGAAGCTTTTCCTAATGAAACTCAAGTAATGAAGTATAAATTAGTTACTTTACCTCGTGGTACTGCTAAACTACCTATCCTAGATCTAGGTTTCTCCGCTATCACTATTAAACAAGGTGCTTCATTAGCAGTTAATCCACAAACTCTAAATTATACAGGTGGTAACCAAGTAGAACCTTCAGGTTATACATTTACTATTTCAGATGTTAGATTAATGAGTACATTTACAGGCGCTGGTATTAATACTCCACAAGCAACTTCTCTTAATCAGACTACAACTATTGGAACTAGTGTTTCTAAAACAGTAGTAGGTACTACTTTAAATTTAAAAGCAACTACTGTTAATACATTATTCGGTTCAGAAAATGCTCTATACGCTACATTAACTGTAGAAGGTAGAGACTCAGGTGCTAGAATAACCATCCCAGTAACAGTAACTAAAGTATCTTAAAATATAGACTATGTCATTTAAAAGATTAGAAACCGACGATTTTGTAATTTCCTCAGACTCGATTACTGCTGCAATGTGGGTTGGAAATGTTCCAACATTAACTTATTTCTTTACCTCATCTGTTCAAGCTGCGGGTCAATCAGGTAATTACTACCTAAACGTTTATTCATCCTCAGCCGCCCAAGATATTCAATTTGCAATAGCCTATGGTAATGCTAATGGTAGTGGTAGTACACTTTATAATGATGCTGTAAATGGTTTATCTTATACTACTACTATCTATGGTCAATATCAAAACCTAGTATTAGGAGATGAAAACGCCTCATTTATTTTTGGTAATGTATCATCATCTGATTTCTGGGCTATCTCAATTGAGAGAAATCGCTATAAAGAAGCTATTTTTCCTGGTTCTCTATTTTTAGAACTTTCAGGTTCATTAGGTGTTATTAACCTAACTGATGATAGTAATTATGTAAACACAACTACCTTCACTGAAGCTGGTAGAGTATTTAACTTAATTTCAGCCTCATCCGCGGGGACAATCGCAACAGGAGCAGGTACTACAAACGTTGGTCTTAATGGAGATGGTTGGAGTATTAACTCAGGTTCATATGGTTGGTTGTTACCTGATATTGGTACGATTTTATTAAACCCAAATGCTCTATCAGGTTCATTAACAGCTGGAGGTGTTGGTCTTAATGTAAGTAGATCATTAGATGCCCCAGGTAACAATAATGCTAGACTATTTAGAGCTATCTCAGGTTCAAGTGCTTCTGTATTTACTCTTAATTCACAGGAAACTGTAACATCAGATTTTATCTTTGTAAGACCTAGAAGCTCAGAATTTAACTACTCAGAAAACCCATCATTTATTTCAGGTTCAACTGGTGAGGTATTATATTCAAGCTTTGTAGATAATCCTCAGGTTTATCTTACTACAGTTGGTTTATATAATGATAATAATGAATTATTAGCTGTAGCTAAATTATCCAGACCACTACTTAAAGACTTCACTAAAGAAGCATTAATCCGCGTTAAGCTAGATTTCTAATGAATGGGTATAGCCTACAAACAATTTCTAGCATCTGATCTTAAGGTATTACCGTTTACGGTTAATAAAGGGTTTTCTCTCCCTCAATCTCAATTTGCTACAGGCTCTGATGGTCAGTTAACTGGTGTAGATAGATTTTTAGGTACTAGTGGGTCTTTTTTAACTAACCAATCTACTACAGGAACCTTATCTACTCAGTACCAAGTACTAGTTTATAACTCAATTAAGGAACTTTACTACTCAAATTACCTAACCCAAAGTTATGGTGATGCTGTTCAGATAGCTAGTTTAGTACCTGGTAATGATGTTGCTGGGGATGTTTTAGTAGGTTCACCTGATTCGACAGGTAGATATTTTAATTATCTCCAATCAACGCTTACTGCTTCAAGATTCTGGCCTACTGGCTCAGGAGCTCAAGTTGGAGTTATATCTATTCCTTCTAAGTTATTTGGAGATAATATTCAACCTAAATCATTTAATTATACCTTTGTTTCAGGTAGTACTCATATTATAACTGATGATGGTGAAGGTAATTTATTATCTGGTAGTGTAAATGTAGGTAATATTATTTATCCTCATGGTTTAGCTATTATTACTAATAATAAGTTAGCTTCAGGTTCAGTAGAAACCACTAATGTTACTTGTTCATTCTCTTCCTCATATACAATTTATGAGACTCAATATAAATGTACAGTAAGAGAAAATGAATTTAATTACACTTTAAATCCTTCAACAGTATCTAGTAGTGCTAATATTTCAGGATCTTTTTACAATTTCCCTTACCCAACGGGTTCTGTTTATGATTATGTAACATCATCTTATTTTTCACCTTATATTACAACAGTAGGTTTATATGATGAGTATCAAAACTTATTGGCGGTAGGTAAATTAGCCCAACCCCTCCAAACTTCTAATACAACAGATACAACAATATTAATTAATATAGATAGATAAATGTGGTTATATAATGATAAAGAGATATCTAACTTAGAAGACTTCCCAGTAGATACCTATGGTTTTATCTATAAGGTTACTCACGTTCCAAGTGGATTTTCTTACATTGGGAAAAAATCGCTACACCATAACGTAAAGAAAAAACTCACTAAAAAGCAACTCGCTGAACAAACTGGTAGAGGTAGAAAATCTACCACTGAAGTAATTTCAAAGGAGAGCGATTGGAAAACATATTATGGTTCAGCCAAACCTATCCTAGAACTGATAAAAGGTGGAAGGCAAGATGAGTTTGAAAGAGTTATCTTACATTTGGTTCCAAATAAAAAGTTATTAACTTACTACGAATGTAAGTATCTATTTACAATGGGTGTATTAGAAAACTCAGAAAAATGGTATAACGATAACATTCTTGGAAAATTTTATAGAAAAGACTTTGCTGAGTAAGATATTGTTCGTATCTTACCCAATATGGTAAATCAACTAGTAGTCAACTTAGTTAACTCTGTTATAGGACACGGCAAACCCACTGCTCGAGGTAATCAAGCACACATTTGCCCCCTATGCAACCACCACAAACCTAAACTCGAAGTTAATTTTGACGAGAATGCTACCCACTTTCAGAGTTGGCACTGTTGGGTTTGCGATGCTAG